ATGATACAAGGGTTTTTAAGTATATGTTTTGATATTTTAGAGTGGTTGATAGGCTTGTTTCCATCGTTCGAGTTCGTCAATAATTTTGTATCATCGTTGAACTCAATATCTAATATCTTATACGAGGCATCGCCATTTGTGCCATTTAGAGATATTTTTATCTGTGTAGGATTGATTTCAGGTTTTTATATTTGGCTATTCGGTACGAAATGTGTGAATTGGCTCATACATCGAATACCGTTTATTAACTAAAAAAATAAGAAAGGGTAGGCATGAGAAAACGGAAAGCACGCAACTGCGTGCGCCCGTTTTCTCTGATTAGCATTGGTTATTTTTATGAGAAAAAAAGGTATTCGAGGAGAGCGATTCGAAACACTTTCGGAAAAGCCTGGATATTTGAAAATATTTAGTTTTTTAGGCGCTTTGTCGTCTGATTTGTATCATAGAATTAAAAACGGTAAAGAGTTTAGGGAGTACGGTTTGACCTTGTATTGTGGGCGTCAAGGTGGTGGGAAGACCATGGCTATGACTGAGTACTTGGAACGAATGAGAAAAAAGTACCCTGAAGCGATTATTTGCACGAATTTCGGCTATATTCATGAACATGTACCCATGAATAGCTGGCAACAGTTGTTTGAGCTTAGAAACGGCTTAAAAGGGGTTATATTTGCCATCGATGAGATTCAGAACGAATATAATTCAAGTGCCTGGCAAAAATTCCCTGAAGGCTTGCTGGCAGAAATTACGCAGCAGCGTAAACAGCGCATAAAAATTGTCGGTACAAGTCAGGTCTTTACACGTGTAGTTAAGCAGCTAAGAGAACAGACTTTCGAGGTTGTCGAATGTCGTACAATCGCAGGACGTTGGACTTTTACAAGAGCCTTCGATGCTGAAGATTACAACGCAGTTTGCGAACGTCCTGAAGCTAAAATGAAACTACGTCGATTGTGGCGCAGAAGTTTCGTACAGTCAAAAGAACTTAGAGAAAAATATGACACTTATGCCAAAATTCAAAAGATGGCTGAAGCAGTAAATAAGGGGTAAAAAAAGGGGCTGCAAGCCCCTTGAGAAAGCCCCCGCAGGGGGGTTTCTTCTTATCTTGATACTATTAGAAATAATGAGATTTTGAAAATAAGGTGTAAAAATAGGCTTAAACCCTTGATATTACTGAGTTTTTGGGCGCAAAAAAAGCCTTGTTTTTTGTGAAAGCTTTTGATATAATTTAGGTGTCGAATCAAAACTATATAAAGCTAGGAAAATTGCAAGGACTTTTTTCTATATTTCTTTGTAATTACAGGTAAATTATAACATGACAGAAGTCAAAAATCAAGTATTTCAGGATATATCAAAGACTGGAAAAGATAGAAAATGGAAAGAGCGCAAATTAAAAAATATTGAACTAGCTGGGCAGTTGGATATTTTGGGTTATCGCTCATTCGAACGAGTTTATCAATGCGCTGAAGTATTGAAATTTGTCGAGCAGTCGGACGGTACTAAAAAATTATATCAGTCTTATTTTTGCAAAAATAAGCTGTGTGCACTCTGTAACTGGAGAAGGTCTATGAAATATTCTTATCAAGCGAGCAAAATCGTTGAAGAAGCTATGATTAGGCAACCGAAAGGGCGCTTTCTATTCTTGACTTTGACGGTAAAAAATGTGACAGGTCAAGAACTTAATCAGTCTATGACGGATATTTTAAGAGGGTTCAACCGCTTGATGAAATACAAAAAAGTCGATAAGAATTTAATCGGATTTTTAAGAGCGACAGAGGTGACCTATTCAAAAGAATTGGATAGCTATCACCCTCATTTGCACGTTTTATTGATGGTTAAACCAGGTTATTTCAGGTCGAAAGCTGACTATTTAAACCAGGAGGAATGGACGGAACTTTGGCAAAAAGCTATGAAGTTAGATTATACTCCAATGGTTGATATTAGAGCGGTAAAAGCCGATAAAGGCAAAGGCTTGAAAGGTGCTATTTTGGAGACTGCAAAATATCCTGTAAAACCGTTTGATGTTACGGATAAGAAAACGGATTTTACAGATCAGGAGAAATTACAGATTGTAGATGATATGCTAACAGGATTGCACCGAAAAAGACAGATAGGTTTTGGAAAGCTATTTAAGGAAATCAAAAAAGACCTGGACTTTGATGACTTGGAGGATGGCAATCTTATTCAAACTGGAGACGATACAGAAAGCACTTCATCAGGCCGAGAAATCGTAGCTATTTGGAACTGGGAACGTAAAAATTATTTTTTAAAGTGATATAAAGTGATATAGTATGATATAATTAAATTATAAAATGTAATGCAATAGTGCACCAAAGCCCTAGAGGATGGCAGTCCTCTAGGGCTTTTTTTACGTTCTTTTCAGATTAACGGGTATGTTGGGCTAGCTTCGGTCTGTGTCCTTGCTATCTAACCACTTGCAGATGTAGTGTGCAGCTACTTCTGCCATAATAGCAAGTAAGACGTCGAAAATGTAATGCAATTAGTTCACCCCCTTTCACGTGTTTAAAACACGCAATCGGTTACCGAGAGCTATTCTAGTATAGCAAAAAAATAAGGGTGATGTAATATCTTAGAATTCAAAACGCGTTTTATGTCGCGAAAGTTATTGCTAACAAGCTGGGACAGATTAAACTAGAAATCGTGTTGGTGGGGCATTAGACCGACCGACAGACGATTTCATAAGTTTAGTCCCAGGTTACTTGTTGGCAATAAACCGTGAAATAAATATATAAAATCTTTCATCAATCCAAAAAAAAATTGGATTTTTTTCTTTTTTTGGTTAAGACCTGCGAATAGATATAGTGAAGAACAAAAACAAGAAACGAGGTAAACAATGAAAAATGATGTTCTGATTTTAGGTGCTCGTCCCTATGATTTTACAGACGAGAAAACAAATCGCCAGGTGTCTGGTGTTTCGGTGTGGGTCTTGCCACTCGTAAATGATGAACCTGAAAACGTAGTAGGTTTGCTACCAGTTAAATATAGCCTTACGCAAGCACAATTTGCTTTGATTGCTCAGAAGACACTTCCTGCTAAGGCTGAAATGTTTATGACCGTCAACATTGCGACAAAAAAAGTTGCATTTGATCGTTTCGAGAATGTTGAAGCGGTTGATGTAGCTGCGTAATGAAGCCTGAAGATGAGTCAAAATTATCAAGTGCCCTGGAGTCTTATAACAAGAGCTTACTTGATAAGTTGAACGAACAAACAAAATCAACTAATAAAGTCTATGACGAATTAAAGAAATTTAATGATCGTAGTGAAAAAGAAAAACAGGAACAAGAGCAACTTGATAAGAAAAAGCAAGATGAAAATCAAGAGAAAAAACAGAGCTCTGATGAAATTTTAGAAGAATTGAAAAACCTATCTAAGCTAACAGAAGACAACGGTAAGCAAACCGAGACTGATGAAAAAATAGCAAAGATAGTTACCAAAATTGAGAAAGACTATGACATACATACTTTTCAGGCAAAGGTAATTACTTTTTATGGAGTGATTGTCATTCCTGGTCTCCTTTTATTTTTATTTATAAACCACCTCCTAAAACAATTTGTATTTTAGAAACGTGTCTATGGGTAAAGACGTTAAACTATACCTAAAAAACAATTTTGGAGGATTTTTCTATGATTACACCTGAACTTTTAGCGCCAGTTAAGGACGCTGTCTTACAAGCAGTTCCATCTGTTTTACCAATTGGTGCATCAATTTTGGGAATTGGTTTGGCTGTTCGCTTTACAGTATCAACGATCAAAAAATTCTTTTAATCAAAAGCACTCGAAAGGGTGCTTTTTTTGGTAAGGAGCAAAATGAAAAAGTTTTTAAAAAAAGTAGTGACATGTTTCTGTCTAGTTACGTTGTTATTTACATCTGCATTTAAACCTAAGGAGGTTAGAGCAGATGCTGGAGTATTATCAGGTGGTTTACTTTTAGGTAGCCTGAATCCTGCAGTTTTACCTTGGGTGGTATTAGGGATAGTTGCTTGTCTTGCGTTGGGTTATACTATTGAACATTGGGATGATGTAATGGCAGTAGGTGGCCTGGTTGCTGAAGAACTTGATAAAATGGGGCATTCAGTTAGTGATTTTGTTTCTGGGACATCTGTCAAAGTTGATGATACCTTAAAACAGGCAATTAAGAATGCAGGGGCTGGATTAGGTTCAACTGCTCCTGTTCCTAGTACATTAGTTTATAAAGGTGGCCTGATAACCTATACAGGAGTTGTAAAATCTAATTCAGTTAAAATGATGGTTGGCGGTGGGCCTACAGCGAGTTTATATATTGGGACGGAAAAGCCGACATATAATTGGTTTTATTCTGCAGAAAATTTTAAAGAGGGGATAGATTATATTGTTCCTAAATTAACTGTTAAAGTTGATTTAGAACCGACGGACTCTGAAGTTAAATTAAAAACAGTTACGCCTTCCGGTGCATTAGCGGCTGGGGGGGGTTATTATATTG